ATTCTACTGTCCAAGATATATCCAAAGCAATTTATCCCCTGCCCTACAAGGAGCCGTCTCAGACACTTCTGGCGCTGCATGACAAGGTGGTTATCGCGGGGCAGAAGTTTGCTGATACGACGGAGCAGGTGATTGCGGATAGCACCAATTATGGGCCCGTGGGCACCACGTTGGCATTGCTGGAAGCCTCCACCAAGTTCTTCTCCGCCACCCACAAAAGAATTCATGCTGCCCAAAAACAAGAATTCAAGATCCTGCGGCGAATCGACAAAGACTACTTGCGGCAATACCCCTACTCCATCCAGGGACTGCCTCCGGAAACTTTCCGTGCTGACATAGAAGCGGAAGTTGACATCGTCCCCAGCAGTGACCCAAATACCCCCAGCAATGCCCACAGGTTGACTAGGGCTACTACCATTCTGCAAATGGCTATGCAGAATCCGCAGATGCATGATTTGCGGGAAGTCTACAGGCGCGTCTACACGGCGATGGAAGTGGACAACCTGGACAAGATTTTGCCGCCGCCTGCCCAGGCAATCCTCGGAAGTCCTTTGGAGGATCTGATTGCGGCGTCCCAGGGGAAGCCGATCAAGGCATTCCCTGGCCAAGATCATCGCGCCCACATTATGGCGAAGACAGCATTCTTGCAGGATCCCATGGCGGGGGCGTCCCCCATGTTCCAGGCTGTGGCCCCGATGATCCAGGCCAATATCAGAGAACATATGCTGATGCAATACGCCGCTGCGGCAATGGCTGCGGGGCAGCCGGGGGAGGTTGGCGAAGCCCAGGCTATTCAGCAGCTTGCCCAGGCGCATCTGGCGCAGGCGCAACAGATGATGCAGCCGCAAGATCCCACAGTGCAGTTGGGCATGGCGGAGTTGCAGATGCGCGCCAAAGAACATGAAGACAAGATGCTCAATAACGCGGCGCAGCTTGCCATCCGCAACCGCGAGTTGAATTTGCGGGAACAGGCCCAGGACCAGAAGGGATACGTCGAGGGTCTCAAGGTGAAGCAGAAGGAAGCGGATTCTGTGCGAAAGTCAGCAACGGCAGCAGTTGCCGCCATTGGGAGGAAAACAGGTGCCGTCTAAATCTTTCTCGCAGGCGCGCATGATGGCGGCTGCAGCCCACGACCCTGTTTTCGCGAAGCGGGCAAAAGTTCCAACCAAGGTTGCAAAGGAATACAATATGGCTGATAAGCGAAGTGGATTTCTGAAGTCTGCCATGCGAGCCAAGGGCCCGGCTTATGCGGAGGGCGGCAAGGTGGAAGACGAAGACAAGGTGGATGCGCTGACTCGGCGCATGCGGGAAGATTCGGAATCTCGAAAGAAGCCGTCGCCTTCTGCTGTACCGATGAAGCCGCGTAGCGATAAGCGTAACCCCGACAGGGCGACTATCACTCCTCGGGTGTACGATAAGCCGCCGCAATACGCGAAGGGCGGTAGTGTGAAGGGGAAAGGGTGCGAGTCCAAGGGCGCCCGGCCAGCGAAGTATTATTGAGAGGAAATCGACATGATGAAGAAGATGAAGGGTGGAGACCCCAGCAAGCTTTCCACCGACAAGTTTTCTGCCCGAGCCAAGAGGGCTACGCTGCGGGGAGATGACGCAGGTACCTTCAAGAAGGGCGGAAAAGTGAAGAAGATGATGAAGGGTGGAAAGTGCTGAAACACTTCCAGAAAGCAATTGAGAATCGACGGCAGCAGATTGGTTTAGATTTGGCCTCTGGTGTCGTCGATTCATACGATAAATACCAGTGGCATGTTGGGTATTGTGCTGGTATGGTAGCTGCACTGGCAATCCTAGAGGAGATTGTGGATGCAGATGCCGACGCCGAAGAGTAGTGGCAATACTACTTGGTGGACCGATCCCACTGTTGCGGATCCCCAAGATCTTCCGGAAGTACGAGGATGGCGCATCCTGGTTCGCCCCATTCCCAATGCTCCCAAGACCAAAGGTGGAATCATTATTCCAGATGCCACCATTGAAACGATGGACCTTATCCGTAGTGTCGGGCAAGTAAAAGTTGTCGGCCCTATGGCGTATGGGAAGCCGGAAATGGGTGGTCGTTGGTGTGAGGTGGGGGATTACATTCTCTATCCCCGATACAGTGGGGCCAAGTTTTCGTATGGTGGGGTGAAGTTCCTACTCATCAACGATGACGAAGTGCTGGCGGTTATTAAGGATCCCGCTCGCATCAATGAGTAGGTATTGACAATACCCCTCAATTCTAATATCCTTATAACAGCGTAACGCAGGGTCGCAACTGTGGAAGAAGAAAAGAATACGTGGGTAGAGGTGGAGCCTCAGACTCCTCCGGAAACCCCCGAGACTCCCGAAACCAAAGCTGAAGACGATGGATCTGAAGCGGGACCCCGGGCCCAGAAACGCATCAAGCGGCTTCTGGGAGAGAGGAAGTCCCTCGCGGAAGAGAATGAACGTCTGAAGCAGGAAGTGGAGGCGGCCCGAACGGCGGCTGCCGAAGCTGCGGAGAAGGCCCGAGGCTCCGAGACCTCAGCGAATTCTGTCTACAAGCAAAGCTTGCAGGAGAAGCTGAAGGTTGCTGAAGCCCAGTGGCAGGCTGCTTACGATGCTGCCGACAAGGATACCTTGCTGGCGGCGCAGAATGCCATGACCGAGGCCAAGCTGAAGTTGATGTCGCTGGAGGCATGGGAAACCGCGCCGCAGCCGCAGCCGAAGCCTCAACCTCCTCAGCAGCAGCAGCGGCAGCCGCAATTGGCTCCGGCGACCAAGGCGTGGATTGACAACAATTCGTGGTTTGGGCGAGGGGCCAATGCGGACAAGGCCGCAACGGCAGTTGCCGTTGCCATTTCCGATGATCTGGTTTCGGAGGGCTTCGACCCGGCGTCCTCGGAATTTTACGAGGAGGTGGAGAAGCGGCTGTTGGCAGAGATGCCACGGATGGCTTCAAAGCTTCGACGGGAAGAAGCCCCGCGTACAGTGGTGGCTGGGCAGTCGCGTAACCCTGGCCGACGTATCCGACTGGACGAGGGTACTGTCAAGGCGTCACAGCGTCTTGGGGCCTCGCTGGAAGATACCGCCAGATACGCAGAAGCGATTTCTGCGGCAGGCGATGGGTACGTAACCATTGATGTGAGGAAGAAGAAATGACGATGCATCGGACGCGGGAAGATGAGTCGCGTAAGCGGGAGTGGAAGGAACCCAATGAGTTGGATGTTCCGGAATCTCTGGTTCGCAGGCTGAAGAGTGAAGGCTTCGGGACTCGCTGGATTCGAGTGTTGCTGGAAGGCAAGCCGGATCCGGTGAATGTGATGACGAAGATGCGTGAGGGATACGCTTTCGTCTCCAAGGACGAAGCCCCCGAGTGGGTGGGTGCCCCCGTGATGGATTACGGGAATCATGGCAACATCATCGTTATCGGGGATCTGGCGTTGGCAAAGCTTCCGCTGGATATTTCGGAGTCTCGAACGCGGCAGATGCATGAGAAGACGAAATCTTTGGCAGATGCGATTGATCGGCAGCTTTCTGAGAATCGCAAGTTGAATGGGGTCATGCCCATCAGCAATCGAGGAAGTAGTAGTAAGGTGTATTCCGGCGGTCGCACCCCTACTCTGGACTAAGTGAAAAGGCCGCCGGGTAAAGGAGTCGAGACATGCCTGCTACCAAGCGGCCTTTTGGTCTTCAGCCGGTGCGGATCCGAGGGGGCGCACCGAATAGCAACGCCCTCACCACCTACAGGGTGGGGGCTTCTGCCGGTCCTTCGGATATCGGGGACGGCGATCCCGTGAAGCTGCATGCCACGGGTGTGGGTGCCGGTGGCATTCTTCAGCCCGCGACGGCGGCTTCGGATTTCATCATCGGGGTGGCCAAGGGCTTTCGCTGGGTGGATCCTGTCACGAAGCGGCCCACTTGGAGTAACTATCTCCCGGCGGGTACGTCGTCTGCGGACAGCAACATCTATGCGTATGTTGTGGATGATGACCGGGCGACCTTCATTATCCAGGCAGATGCTTCGGTTACGGTTGGCGATATCGGATTCAATTTCGAGTTGTCGGCTGTCGCTTCGGTGAATGCGTCGTATGGCAAGTCGCAGGCAGTGTTGAAGGCATCGACCCGCACTTGCGCTACCAAGATGGTTCGAGTCCTCGGTCTCTACGAGACGCCGGACAATTCTTGGAATGACGCCTTCCCGATTGTCGAGGTGCGAATTGTCCAGCACCGCGACACCCAGGCTTCTGCCTACTAAGGAGTAAGAAACAATGGCAGCTATCACTAGGGCAAATATTGCCAAGCAGCTTCTGCCTGGACTCAACGCCGTCTTCGGTGTCGAGTACGGTAGCGTTGACGACGAGCATCTGCCGCTTTTCGAAGTTGAGACTTCGGAGAGGGCATTTGAAGAGGAAGTCCTCTTCACTGGATTCGGCACCGCGCCTGCCAAGCAGGAAGGTGAGGCAGTCGAGTACGACAACGCGCAGGAAGCGTGGACCTCCCGTTACACGATGGAGACGGTGGCCCTCGCTTTCAGCATCACCGAAGAGGCCATGGAGGACAACCTCTATGACACCTTTGCGCGGATCCGGGCGAAGGCGCTTGCTCGGGCGATGGCCAATACGAAGCAGGTCCGGGCTGCTAACATCTACAACAATGGTTTCAACACCAATTTCCTCGGTGGTGATGCGGTTCCTCTTTTCTCGGCGTCGCACCCGACGATTGGGGCGGGCAACTTCAGCAACACGGTGGCTGTGGATCTCAGCGAAACCGCCATCGAGAACGGCCTCATCAACATCAGCCTGTTCCGAGATGACCGTGGGATCCTGATCGGGGCTAAGGGTGTTAGCCTCCATCTGCCGCCGCAGCTTCAGTTCGTGGCGGAACGTATTCTCAAGTCGCCGGGTCGTGTGGGTGTCACGGATAATGACGTCAACGCGATGCGGTCGATGGGGATGCTGCCCGGGGGCTACAGCATCAACCATCGCTTCACTGACTCGAATGCGTGGTTCATCAAGACGGATGCGCCCAACGGAACGAAGATGTTTACCCGAGCCCCCCTCCAGACGAAGATGGAGCCGGATTTTGACACGGGTAACCTGCGCTTCAAGGCCCGCGAGCGTTACGCTTTCGGGTGGAGCGACTGGCGCGGTTGGTACGGTTCTTCGGGCGCTACCTGATAGCGTCTAAAGACGGAAGGCAGAGGGCTGGGGGAAACCCTGGCCCTCTTGCTTTATATCGACTCCGCATGCTATAGTAGAAAAAACCCCGGCGACAGAATCGGGGATTCCCGATTCCAGCCAGGAGTAATCAATGTCCCGTTTTACCCGTGAAGCTTTCCCCGTGGTTGTTGTCGCATCGGCCGGTACGTCTACCGCTGATTTCGGTGTCGATACGGACGGCACTCTCATCCTCAATCAGATTGTGGCGGCTTCCATTAACGGTATGGGGGTGTCTAGTGCGCCCGCGTACCTTCAGGTCAAGAACGCTGCGGGGACCATCTATTTCATTCCGGCCTACACCACCATCGCGTAAGGTGACGTATGTCTTGGACAAATGTAAAGTCTATCTTTTGCAGCGCGGTGTCTGCCGTTGTTGTGAATCATCCTTGCAGATTGCGAAGTCTTTATCTGCATTCGGCGGCGTCGGGAACTCTTTTTGTCTATGACGCCAGTGCGGCGGTCTCTACGACGGGGCCCCTCACTCTGCAGATGGAGATGCCCCACCGTGCTACTGCAGGCAATCCCGACACGGTCACTGTGTACATTCCTGACGCGGGGCTGAGGCACCAGCAGGCGATGTTTGTAAAAGTTTCCGGCGCCGCGAATTGCGGCATCACTCTTTTCTACGATTGAGGGTTGAAATGCCTACGTCTCGCGGGGCCGGTGTGGCCAAGAAGGGTTTCGATTACGCCATCTACCGCAAGGGTGGAGGGGTAAAGAAGTACCAGGAAGGCGGCGCCGTTGAAGACAATGCGGACATGACGTTTGGTCAGGCATTCCGCAAAGCACGAAAGTCTGGAGACTCCACATTTTCTTGGCGAGGTAAGAAATACACCACTAAGTTGAAGGACGAATCTCCGAAGGTTCGGATGACTTCGCGAGACATGTCGGAATCGGAAAGGGAAGCAGAGTTTCCGTCTGAAGCGGTTCGCCCCCGCCCTGCGGCTCCGGCGTCTGCTCCCAAGTCGCAGGACATGCCTCGGAATAGATTCATCGACATGCTCCCAGTGCTGCAGCGTCCTCGGATTCGGC